CACCCCCCAACTACGGAATTTAGAGCCACACCAGTAACAACTACTAATAGTAAATGTTGTATTGTACCATAACAATACTACCACCTACATACTTACCCATCATAGCTGCATCACTGTAAGGAATAACACCTCTAATTATACAACCTTTATTCTCTTCGCCAAAACAAAACTTATAAAGGTTCCTTAGATCAGGTGCAACACCCATTAGTTTACAACAAATGATTAAATCCTGTCTTGTTAATCGATCTTTCACAAGTTGTAAAACTGGTAAGCTCTCCAGTACACCAAATGTCTTTGGGGTACGTAAAAAATCACGTACCGAGACACAATCACGCACCTTCCACTTCTTAACACTGCCAATTATAATTTTAGAACTCTTACCTACGCTAGATAACGCTGGTCGTAAACTCTTCATATAAGATGAAGACTTTAGTGCAGATGCTATATCTAATCCAGTAACGAGCCCGCCATACAACTCAGCAGGTGTTAGGTGGTTTGATACATATTCCTGTGTACCAAATGATTTCTCATTTTTTATCTTTTCTTTAATAAATGTAAACTCCGCTAGGGAATCGATCACATTCTTATATTTAAATTCTAAAGACATGCCAGTAGAAGACATGGTATACAGTGGACCATTGTTCACTGCAATCCTCCCCTCAACGACATTCTTTAGATATTTTTTACTTATTTTAGTCTTTCTATTCAGAGTGTCAACAAATAAATTACCAATCCAACTCTGACCACTTCTAAATATTAAACTAAATATACTACTGACAATTGACTGAAAGAATTCACTTGGAGGTAATTGTTCAGTATTCTCCCAGTTGCCATTTACAACACTGGCGACACTTCTCGCATAGTAGCCGAAAGCGTGCTTCCGGCCAACACACATTCGCAAGAATTCACTAGTGTGCAGTCCAACGCTCTGTTTTGAATTGTTAAGTCTAAATTTATTCCTCGATAAGTCACCCAACAACTCATATACGTCATTTATATTCTTCAATTTCGCGATTGTATCATCACCTGTATGTAATGAAAAGTTCTTTTCAAATATCCTGTCGTTCACATACAACATATAGGCTTTGTTTAAAATTGAATTTACGAAACTTGTTATCCTATGGCCTGATGCAAGTCCACCAGTTATCATTCCATATGTTTCACCATTTAGGCTTACTTCCATATTGTAAAGACTATTTACTAATCGCCTGAGATATTCACTAGGGTAATTACTCTTCTCACCAACGATTTGTATAACCAATGCCTGAGCAGCAAGACTATGTTGACTATTGAAGTCGTCATAATCCAGCGCAACATTATAAGGCTGATGTTCCTTTATCAATCTTTCCACAATACCAACCCGACCACGCAAATCAGGATTTAACAACACACTCTTATTTCGCCATGCGTTCTCGACAGGTCGTAACAAATGCTCGAAACAGACATAGGTCGCGGTATCACATGCTAACAACATTCTTCTCTTGCCGTTCTCGTTTTTCTCACTCGCTGATACAAAACTCTTACCGTCCCAAGTATAAATAGGATTCTGTTCCCAGTATTCCATTGCAACCTTACGATATAAATTTAGTCTTGTGTTTACTTGATATCGACTATTTGCCCGCTCAAGTGCTTTACTATGTCCACCATTCTTACACCACATAATTCGCTTACCCCAAAAGATATCGGGATGTTCAAACTTCACCTCTCTACCAGACAACTCACTATCAACAATAAGTTTGATACACTGACCCAAACGATCCATATCTAAGTCTTCAATTGCAACTTGTTGTCCGCGTATACCAACTCGCTCAGATACTGCAGTACCTAAGTCAAAGTCTAAAAAACTCTTGCCATACATACGATCACACTCACACAACATTGCACCAAGGTTACAAATTTGCAGACCATGCCCTTTCAACACATTTGTTAAAAACTTACAACTCTTCATATTTTGCATCAATCTAACTGAAACTATAAAAGGGTTATCAAAATAATCAGACATACCACAACCGTGTAGTAATACACAACATGCCATATCATTTGTCATATTGTACATGCCAACTGTAGCATCCAGAAACAAATCGTATAAATGTCTGTTAACCCGCTTGAGGCTAGACAATAACTCACTTAAATAGACATTCGCTTTTATTTTTGCCAATGGATCTTTCTTAAATCTAAAAAAATCAAGTGGGTGTCGTCTTACAAGATCCATTCTTGTACCAAGTATCTTCATTTCAGGCAGAATAATATTGACAATCTTAACTATAACATTTTCATCACCACTAACTTGTACGGGATATAGACTATATAAAGTACTATACGCCAACGCTTCTTCAATCTTACCTGCACTATTCAAAGTCTCAACTCTAATGTGCTCCTGAACATATCCGTCCTTATCACCACTCACACTTTTATGAGTAACACCAGCCGAGACCAATACTTTATAGCAATAGTTACGAAAACGAACTTCACACTTATTGTCAACTTCTCTATCCTTAAGGCCATTTTGTACTAAAAAACGTTCATCACCAGTTAACTTGTAGTGTTTATCAACATACTTCTCACTAAGTTTATTTGGTTTCATTTGATATTCACAGATATCAGGTGGTCTAACACGCCAATTTGACCACTCATACTTGGCATCTTCATACTGATTTAAACTGTTATTTTTTATTTTCATTTTTTCAATTTTTATTTTGGTTTTATTTTTTATATTTTTTATTTTCTTTTTTCTTTTTTCTACATATTTCATAATTCTACTGATACTGTCATCTTCGAGGGCAGTAGACACCCCCTCAACATCATGAATCATGGCACCGGTGGTACAGCAATTGCTGGACCACCTTGCTCATCAAAATCTTCATTTTCAGCACGACCACCACCCCGGTCTTGTATCACAACATCCTCGGCACGTGGATTAGGCCTCAATCCAACGTCATGACGGACCAATGGAACTTGGCCAGTTATAACATCCACACGTGCGCCAACAGCAACTACCTCATTCTTTGGCTGGTCGGTCAATACTTTCGGTTCAAGATACACATCAGTATCACCAAACCAGTTACCGTCAAAGTCTGCAATTGCCAATCCTTCATTGAATTTACCAAGGCGCATAGTACGCAATCTTGCATTTTCAAGTGCGTCTGCTGCATGTGTCCTAACTCTAGACACATCACTAGGCAAATGCAACATTTTCCGCACACCAATATACTCAGGTCGTGAAACACTGAATGTCACATACTTGTTCAAAAAATCATCAGGTATAGGAGTATGTTCTACCACAAGGTTGAGATCCTCATCATAGCCAACGCGTTTAACACGCAAACCAAATCCTTTACCATGATACATCAACTCAGCAGGATGTGGTAATGCTGAATGACCTCTACCCCACATATAATCTGAGATTGGTTCTTGCGCGTTACGTTTTGATGCAACATCACCACCATCACGTGCAAGATGCACCATATTACTTACAAACTGTCGCGGTATGATACTACCCAAACCATTATCAGGATGCATACTTAGGTACATCAATAAACCGCTAGTGCGTGCAGAACGTAACTTAACACCCAAATCATATTGTCCACCACAATCGTCCAACACTGCTGCCTGCTCAAAGAATTTATATTTAGTATTGCAGTCTGTGAAAGCAACACACCCAAAACCAGCTTTACATGCCTGACTTCGAAAACTCTTCTCAACCAATGATGTTGGCTCAATCCAGTAAAATGGGGCTATACTAGGGCCAACTCTGACGTGTCGGTTTGACACATCATCAAAATGTCGCAGACACGCCGAAATGTGTCTACATATTGGGTCAGGGTCACAAGAAACACTAAATATCTTTGCTAAGTATTCGCTAAAAATATAGCTATACTTATCGAGACTAACACGAAATTTTTCTTTAAAACCTTGACCACTGTCAATCTGTCCACTGTTTACACCACTAATTGTAGGTGCGGTCTTTTTCAGAGTAATAACAGTTGGAAACAAATCACCATCTTTTGCTATCAACGGATCAGATATTGAAGATACAGCAGCACATTTAAGCAATATTGAATCAACCAATGCGACAAAACTACCTGGTGATTGTGCACTAGGCACCGGTAAACCAGTGTAATCTTCAACACCCTTAGTGTAAATTCCACCATATGAAACTCCAAAATGTGCACTTCTAAAAATATCTCGCATCACACCACCTTCATCAGAGTGACTAACAACACTGAGTACTTGATTTAAACCTCTAAAAAATGCATATGCTATAGTTGAACCACTGACCATAAAGTCATACATATTCAAAAGTATACGAATGCCGTGCACACAACCCATTGCCAGTTCAAGATCACATGGTTCATGCATCACAACTTGATTTGCATTATTCACTGCCAGAACATCTGTATAAACAGATGCACCAGTGCGGTTTGCTACAGCAGCTAGAGCATAAAATGCTCCAGGGCAGTCATCAAGTGCAGCATGCCTAGGGATAAACACACACCCTTCACCAGATGAAACTGGATCATCACGCACACCTAACCCGCGTATGTTAACTGGCATACCACTGCGTATCGTTTTGCAATCAATCCAACCACCAACACTGTAGTGTGCTAATGCTACACCAAGGTAGTAAGCCATACCACTCATGTCCATATACCTAAAATATCCAGAAAAATTTGAATATTTTTTATGCAAACCTATCAGCTCATCACTTATTTCCGCCGTTACTCTAACATCTTGTCGAATCAATGTCTCGGCTTTATCTTCTTTTGGATAATAAAAACGATGTAAGGCAGAATCACTAACAACACCAATTTGGTATAACACACGTTTCTCATCAAACTCACGCACAACATCAAGTTTTGTACTTGCATTGACCGTACTCACGTATGTCCGGTAACTATCAGCAGCAACTAAGTTACCACTTCTGCACCGTCCTAAAATACCACTAATTGGATGTCTAACGTTCATGGAATCAAGCCTAGAATCGTCATCTAATACGTTGACAGCTACTGAGTCACTTGTAATTTCTGTCATCGTCTCCGGAATAATAACTTCGCTATTATTAGCAACAACCCTGTTAATGACTCCATTACACTCCCCAACTTACTGCAACGGCCCGGTGCTTTTAAACCTCGGCGGAAGCAACCATAAAGGTGCAGGGCGTGAACGCTACCTCACATCACTCAGGAATAATAAATCATCAATGCAATCAAACCTCGA